GTCCGGGGCGCTTGTCACCAAGGACGACAAGGAAATGTCAGATGATCAATTCTCAAGGCTAAAGGCGCAGATCGAGGATCAATATTCAGGGTCGCGCAACGCTGGTAGGCCGATGCTGTTGGAGGGCGGTCTAGCGTGGCAACAGATGGGCATGTCGCCGGTTGATATGCAGATCATCGAGACCAAGTATTCAAGCGCCCGCGACGTTGCCTTGGCGCTTGGCGTGCCACCGCAGCTAATCGGTATCCCCGGCGATAACACCTATGCGAACTATGCCGAAGCGCGATTGGCGTTCTGGGAAGACACGGTGATTCCGCTTATCGACATGATCGCGGATGATTGGAACGCATGGCTTGCGGATGCTGAGGGTATCAACCTGCGCCCTAACCTGGACATGATCCCGGCCATTGCCGACAAGCGGCGCACGCTCTGGGATATGGCGGACAAGGCAACGGACCTGACGATAAACGAGCGGCGCGACATGAAAGGGTATGAGCCTATTCAAGGCGGCGACGTGTTGCTAGTCGCGTCGTCTGGCATACCGCTTGCAATGGCGTCTGACGATGGAAGCGCGCCTATGGAAGGCGAAGTGGCAGCACCTGAAAGCGATGATATTCAGGCGACGGCGCTAAATGGCGCGCAACTTTCGTCATTGCAACAAATCGCGCAGGCCGTTGCCGATGGGATGTTACCATCCGAAACAGCTATTCGCCTAATTCTTGTCGGGTTCCCGAGGCTAACGGAGGATGAGGCCACGGGCATTATCGGCCCGGCCAGCACGTTCAAGCCCTCATTGCCCGCGCTATCCAATGAAGCGATTAAGGCTTTCACATATGGTTAGGCGGCTTATTGATCAGAACCGCCAGCGCGAATTACGGCGACAGACGCTATTGCTTGAACGAATCGAGCGGCCATTAGAGCGGCGATTGCGGTCTGAGATATCGGCGGCAATGGCTGAGATGATCAGGGTTTGGGAATTGACGGGCATTGTGCCGGCCGTGCAAGATCATCAAACGCGGTTGGCGGCATTATATCAGGCTATGGCGATTGCGGCTGTTGCGGCGTTCGGGGCGCGCGTGATGGATGCGTCCAAGTCGGATCACACAAGGCTAGAGACCAAAGACTTCGCCGCGACAATGACCCGGCTAGCGTTGTCCTATGTCGGGCAGGAACTTATACGAAGGCGCATCACAGACGTTGCGGAAACAACCCGTTCCCAGATAGTCAGTGCAGTTGCGCGCGGGTATGCGGATGGGCTGGGGCAGAATGAAATTGCCCGCACCATCCGCCCGCTCGTGCCGCAGATGGCCGGGTATCGCGCGCGCATGATAGCCCGCACAGAGACGCACGGCGCGGCAAACTACGGCAGCACGGCGGCTGCTGATGAAACCGGGCTTAGGCTGCAAAAGGAATGGATAGCGGCGGCGGATGAACGCACGCGGGAAACGCATGCCGATGCAGACGGGCAGGTTGTCGGAAAGGATGAGGCATTTGACATTGGCGGATCGAGCGGCATGTATCCGGGTGATCCGTCATTGCCCGCCGAGGAAGTTATAAGCTGCCGGTGCGCGATTGGTTATATCGTGGTAGACTAGGCGCGCGGGATGCGTCTAGGGTGTCAGTGCGGATAGGGTGCGGGATATGCAGTTAGAAAAATGGCGAGACATTTCGACTGCCCCTGTGGCCGACGATACTGTCCACATACTTACGGAGTTTGGCGAAGAATTGGGGTGGCACGATAAGGACTGGATGGAGCCGGGCGAATACGCGACGGATGAATATTGCGATCCAAACTACCTTTGCGAAGGATGCACCAAGCTAAGGTGCAGGCTCAGGAAGCCAACCCACTGGCACCCTACCTAACCATCAAGCCGCCCTTCGGGGCGGTTTTCCTTTGCCCACGCCATGCACTAGCGCGGCGTTTTGTAATGTGATAAAGTAACCCAACAGGCAAAGGGCACGCGATGACAATGCACATTAAACACGCGGCTTTCGACATGAAACGCGCCCCGGATGACGACGGCGTGTTCGAGGGCTATGCCAGTGTTTTCGATGTGCTTGATCTGGGAATGGACGTTGTCGCGCCTGGTGCATTTACCAAGTCGCTGGCGTCCGGGCGGCGCGTCAAGATGCTGTGGCAACATTCAATGGCCGATCCTATTGGCGTCTGGGATGAGGTGCGCGAGGATGAGCGCGGGCTTTACGTTAAGGGCCGGTTGCTGGATGCGGTTCAAAAGGGCCGCGAGGCTATCGCGCTGTTGCGGTCAAAGGCGCTTGACGGCCTGTCTATCGGCTTTCGCGCTCTGGAATCCGTGCCAGAAGGCAACGGGCGCGTGCGCAAGCTGACGGAAATCGAGTTGCACGAAATCAGCATCGTGACAAATCCGATGCTGCCGGTTGCTGTGGTCACGGATATCAAATCCGTCACGACCGAGCGAGAGTTTGAGGCGTTCCTGCGGGATGCAGGTTATAGCCGAAAGGAGGCCACGGCGCTATCGTCGCACGGCTTCAAGGGCCTAAACGACCTGCGGGATGCTGGTTCGGATGATGGCGAGAGCGGGGCCAAGGCCCTTTTGCAATCATTGGAAAAACTCAAAGGAGCATTCCATGTCTGACGAAATCAAGATGGCCGTTGATGCGGTCAACAAGGCGTTCGGCGAGTTCAAGGATACGAACGACGCGCGCCTGAAAGAGATCGAAGCCAAGGGCGTGGCTGACCCGACCATCGAAGCCAAGCTGGTAAAGATCGAGGCCGATCTGGACGTGGCGCAAAAGGCCATTGACGATTCCGTGCTGGCGTTCAAACGCTCTCAGCGGATGGTCACAGATCAGAACGGCAACACGGTGGATCTGGACGCCAAGGCGCAGGAATGGGCGGCGATCACGTCTGCGGCCTACAACCAGCGCCCGTTCGACATGAATGCCAAGGCTATGGACGAATACAAGGCGGCGCACGCGGCCTATGTGCGTAAGGGCATGGACGGGCTGTCTGTGGACGAGCGCAAGGCCCTGTCGGTTGGCGGTGACGCGACAGGCGGCTTTGTGGTCTATCCCGATATGTCCGGGCAGATCGTTACCAAGGTTGATGAGACCTCGCCCATGCGCGCCTATGCGCAAGTGCAGGTCATTAGCACCGATGCGCTCGAAGGTCTGTTTGACCTGAACCGCGCCGGGGCCGTTTGGGTTGGAGAACTTACCGCACCGGGCGAAACTTCCACGCCTGAACTGGGCAAGTGGCGCATCCCGGTTCACGAGTTGGCGGCAATGCCAAAGGCATCGCAGAAGATCCTTGATGATGCTGCGATCAATATGGAAAGCTGGTTGGCGGGCAAGGTAGCGGCGGAGTTTGCGCTGGCAGAAAACACCGCGTTCGTTGTCGGCAACGGCGTTGACAAGCCGCGCGGGTTCTTGACTTACCCGGCTGGAACGACCTTGCCGGGGCAAATCCAGCAGGTTCCGACAGACGCATCTGGGGCCTTCCCGACTGCGCCCGCTGGTGGTGATGTGCTGATCGAAGCGATCTACAGCCTCAAGGCACCGTATCGCGCGAACGCCAACTGGTTTATGAACCGCACCACGTTTGCGGCGGTTCGCAAGCTGAAAGACGGCGACGGCAACTATCTCTGGGCACCTGGCCTTGCGGTTGGCCAGCCTGCTACGATCCTCGGGACCGGCCTTGCTTCGTTCGAGGATATGCCGAACATCGGCGCAGGTTCGCTTTCCATCGCGGTCGGCGACATGCGCGCGGCGTATCAGATCGTGGACCGCATGGGCATCCGCATCCTGCGCGATCCTTTCACCGCCAAGCCGAATATCCTTTTCTACACGACCAAACGGGTCGGCGGAGACGTGGTGAACTTTGAGGCTTTGAAGGTCATCCGCTTCAACACCTGACGACTGACGGGGCGGTGATCCTGCCGCCCCGCTTACACACGCAAAAGGAGTTAAGCCATGCGTGATATGATTGCTACATTTTCCACCGTTGACATGACGACCGACACCCTTGCCGGGACCACACCTAATGCGTCGGCATGGCTGGACACTCGCGGGTTTGATGGCGCGGCCATTGAGTTGCTGACCGGGGCCGTTACCGATGCCGGCACGGCTGCGGGTTTCACGGCGACATTGCAGCACTCTGACACGACTGCTGCGGCTGATGCAGTTGCTGTTCCCGCGATTGAGGCAAGCGGCGGGGTTGTTTCCCTGACCGTTACCTCTGACGCTGACGACAATATCGTCAAGGGCGTGCTGGGGTATCTCGGCTCGAAGCGCTATATCCGGCTCAACTACGTTGGCACGGCTAACACTGACGCGGTTGTGCGCACCATCGGGCGGCTTGGCAGGCCGCACCGCGCCCCGACTACCTACGTCGGCGCGGCTGTTGCGGCTACCTAACTTTCGGTGTGGGGCGGCGCAATCCGCCCCCATCCCAAGGCTAGGAGGCCAATGTGGAAACCGTACTGCATCAAGACTATCGTTGCGCGCCTGATGGCCACACGACCATTTCATTTAAGGCTGGCGACACGCTCACGGGCCGGGCTGCGGTGATGGCGCTAGAGGATGGCGCGGGGTTCAATCCGGTTGAGGAAACCAAAGTGACGCCAGCGCTTGAAAAGAAGCGGATGCGTCGATGAGCCTGCGCCCCGCTCGGCTTTTGCATGAATATCGCGGGTCTGTTATTGTCACCCCGCCAGCGGTGGAGCCTGTAACGCTGGCAGAGGTGACGGCTTTGCTCTTGATCGACGGCAATGCAGACGATGCGTTGCTTGCTGACATGATTGCGGAGGCGCGCGAATTTATCGAGCATATCTCAGGCTTGGCAATGATCACGCAAGTTTGGCGGTTGTCGCTTGACCATTGGCCGATGACGCGCGGGGCATGGTGGGATGGCGTTCGGGAAACCGCCATATCGGAATTGACTGGCAGTCACGCCAGCTTGCACCTGCCGATCTGGCCATTGCAGGCGGTTAATTCGGTGACGGTATTCAATGCCGCTGGCACGAGTTCGGCGGTTGATGTGGCGGCGACGTTTGACGCTGATACATACCAGAGGCCGGGACGCCTGACGCTGCGCAATGGCGCGACTTGGCCGACTGCCTTGCGCGATAGCAACGCGATCCAGATCCAGTATGCGGCGGGCTATGGCGGATCGGGCGTCACGGTTCCTGCGCCTCTACGCCGGGCGGTCAAGCAAATGGTGTCGCACATGTACGCGCACCGCGGCGACGGTTGCGATGCGGGCGATGCCTATGCAGACAGCGGCGCGGCGGCTATCGTCGGGCGCTACAAGGTCATCAAGATATGAAGTGTTGCGCCCTTGTGTCGATTGGCGGCCTGCGCACGCCTGTATCGTTCAAGCGGCTCACCACGGCGGCGACAACGGGCACCGGCAACGAGGGCGGCACGTCTATGGCCTTCGCCGTCCTACGGGCCACACGGGCGCAGGTTGTGGCGGCATCAGGCCGCGAGGTGTACGCGGGCGATAGGGTCGAGGCGCGGGCAATGTATCGGGTGACATGCCGCTATTTCCCCGGCCTGCTAGAGCGTGATCTGGTCGAGATAAGCGGCGTGGATTACAATATCCGGCGCATCGTGGCCATGAATGACGACAAGAGCCTTGGCACAAAATGGCTGGTTGTGGATGCTGAAAGGGGCGTTGCAAAATGACTGTAACCATCACGCCTCAGAATATGCAGGAAGTGCAGAAGGCGTTGCGTGAGCATGGCGAAAAGGCGGTGCGCGCGATTGGTGCTGCGGTGCAGGCATCGGCGCTAGAAATCACAACCGACATAAAGAAGCGGATCCAGCGCGGCCCGGCGACCGGTCGGACATACACGCGCGGGGCGGTCTCGCACCAGGCATCGGCGCCGGGCGAGGCACCTGCGACCGATAGCGGGTTTCTAGCCTCTAGTATTTCATTCAGCAAGAAAGGCGTGCTAACGGCAGAGATTGAAAGCCGGTTGCCGTATGCCACCTATTTGGAGTTCGGAACCGAAATGAACGGCGAACAACACATCGCACCTCGCCCGTCTTGGGTTCCCGCTGTTGAGGCTGGCACGCCCAAATTCCAACTGCGGATTACGACTGCCATTGCGAGGCTAACCAGATGACGCCCAATGAAATCAGATCGGCGACATATGCCCGGCTGAATGTGGCGTCGGTTACTGATCTGCTATCGACGCAATACGGGCGGGCTGCGATATTCTGGGGGCGTGCGCCACAAGCAACCGACAGCGGGTCGGATGCGATGTTCCCCTATATCACCATCAGCGCGCCTTCAAATGTCGGGTTTAACACCAAAGACAACACCGGCAATAACGTAATCTTGCAGATTGATATATGGTCGCGCGCGCAGGATGGGGCGCTGGAACGGCTGGCGGAAATTGCCAGCGACAGGCTAGACCGCACGCAATGGGCTATCACGGGCTTCATTGCGGCTGAGGTCGAGGCGATGGATTTCATGGACGATCCAGACGGGCGCACGCGGCGGTGCATGATCCGGGTTCGAGTGATTAGCCTGCCCTAGCGCGGTTGGTTGCAATGTGATAAAGTAACGATAGGCCAAATATGGAGGGTTCACCATGGCAGCACTAGCAGGGCGCAACGTGCGTATTCAGATCGCGACTGTTGATGTTGCGGGCGCGCGCGCGGACACACTTACGTTCAACCGCGAGCATATCGACTTTACCGACAAGGATGATGACGGGGTGCGCAAATTGCTTGATGCGATTGGCACGCATTCGGTTTCAATGACTTGTTCGGGGGTCTTGAAGGGTGCAACGCTGATCACATGGGCCGCTGATCCGACTGAT